CCTCCTTATGGATTGGCCTTGACAAGGGCTTCTTTTGCCGTTCCGTTGACATTCAGCAGAACGCGCGTCACTTGTTTCGCCGCGCCGTTCACGTTCAAATACAGCACATCGCCGAGCAGCGCCGGAGCAGTCAGCTTGACCGTGCCGTTGCTTTGGCTGGAAGAGGTGTCTGCTGCCCCGTAAACAACGGTGATTTCCGTCCCCGCATCAGCTTCTCCAACGAAATACCAATACGTTGGCGTTTTGGGGAGATTGCCGGGCGTTTCAGCTGTCCCCCGAACACTTCCGATGTCGCAGCGGAGATATAAGCTGCCGTACTCCGGATGATTGCCGTAAGAACCGCCGCTTGGGGACACCAAAACACGGACGGCAAACTGTTTCCCTTCCAGCCTTGCAATAGAGTATTCGCCGCTCAGTACAAACCAGTTCTGCTCAAAAAAGTTTGTCTTTGTGATCGTCTGCTCCCACGCGCTGCCGCTTGGAAGCTCTGGCGCTGTTTTGCTCCATGCCATCCCGCTCACCTCACACAGAATACCGTAGGTATATGTCGCCCGGCTGCCACCCGGCAGGCGGCGTTTCGCTCGTCCCGGTGTAGATGTGCCGCACCTGATCGGCGGAAAGCCCGAACTTCGTATACGGGATATCGTTTGCGAGCTTCTCGGCGGTCACGGCGTTCGGCGCGAGCAGCGCCGTGATGATAGCACCCGCGGCGATCTTCTCCGCCGTGACCGCGCACGGCGCGATCTTCTGCGCCGTTACCGCGCCCTGCGCGATGTGCGTTGCGAGCACCGAGAGCGCCGCGAGCTTATCCGTCGTCACCACCGCCGCGCCGAGCTGCGCCGTGCCGACGCTTCCCGCGCCGAGCTTCGTGCCGTCCAGCACGGGGAGGCGCGCCGCGTCCAGAACGCCGGAATTTATATCTCCCGCTCCGTGCGTATGGCTCGCCGCCGCGCCGCCGAGAGCCACGGCCGTCACCTCCGCGGCGAGCTTTGCCAGTGTGATGCTCCCGTCCGCAACGCTTCCCTGCGTCACGTCCTGCATCGCCTGTACGATCTGCTCAAGCGCCGTCTGGATGTCCCCCGCCGAAAAGCCGGGGATCGTCGTGATGCCGAGCTGCGCCGCGGCAGCCGTGCCGGTCAGCTCGTCGAGCAGGGCGTTGAATTTTTCCCGCACCACCGCCGTCACGAGCGCGTCGAAAACCTTCTTGTTCTGCGCCGCCGTGCCGGTCAGCTTGTCGGGCCGGCTCTGCACGCCGTTCGCGGCGATGGCGGCTTCCGTGATCTTCTGTTCCTGTATGCTCATGTCTTCACCTCTTCGCGTAATTGCCCGTCACATAATGCTTTGTGATCTGGAATATGCCGAACCCCTCGTTCGGCTCCCGGTTCCGGACGATGATCTGCAATCTCTTGTAGTTCTTCACCTTGCGGTTGAGGAAGATCTCCTGCGGGCTCTCGTCCGTGTTGAACGTGATGCGCTCAAAGTCGATGTCGGAAAAGTCCAGAATGTCCATCGGCTTTCCGGCTACCTTCTTTTCGTGCCCGCCGGTGCGGTCGGCGCGGATGTACACCTCGGCGCTCGAGCGCGCATACGGCTTGATCGTCACGCAGCAGCCGCGCTTTAAAAGCGTCTTGAGCACCGCGGGCGTGCCGTCGTCGTCGTACTTCGTCGCCCACACGGCGGAGATGGCCGCGCCGTCGTCGCTGTAGCGGCTCATGTCCTCGATGTCCGTGTTGAGCTTGCAGATCCGCCCGTCCGCCGTGCCGAAGTACAGCGATTCCTCCGCGCCCGCTCGTCGGTTGAGCCAGCAGGAGGCAGGGATGTTCTCGAAATAGTATCCCTCGTACACATAGTCGCCGAGCGCCGCGCTCCGGTAGGTCTTGTTCTGCCGCCCGTCCAGCGCGTAGACGTGGCCGTTCGGGAGAGCAAGCATATACATACCGTTCCATATCACCGCCTCGGCCTTTTCCCGCTCCGGCTCGTCGTTGAGCTTGTTGTTCACATAGAAGCTGCGGCCCTGCGTGATCTTCTCGCTGGTGTAGCTGTTCGTCGCTACGGCCATTACCCCGTTGCGGGATAGGAACAGCGGATCGTCCAGCAGAGAGGCGAAGCTCCCCGGCGCAATGGAGCCGACGCCCGCCACGGCCTGCTGCTGCGGCTGCGCGATCTCGCTGTCCTGCAATTCTGCGGTGCGCAGATAGATCGTGCTGTCCTGCCCGTTATCCTCCTTCACGATGCCGAGCGACCTTCCGAGACGGCAGTACCCGAGGATCGCCGTGGCCTCGCTCCCGACCTCGTTGTACAGCAGATCGGGGAAGTACGTCGGATCGTTCATCCCGCTCGTCCAGTCCACGTTCGGGAGCTCCTCATTCCCGGAGAGCACCGCGCGGTCGTTCGTGCCGATGCCGTAGGTCGTGATGATCGTGCACTTGTCGATGCGGTCGGTGTATCCCGCCACCGTGTGCGGGAACTCCACCACCAGCCCGTCCTCCGAACCGGCTGTCGGCTTTGCCGGGGCCGTGGTCATCTTTATGATGCCCTTCTCGCGGTCGAGCGTGAACGCCGTCGTTTCCTCGCCGAACACCCATGCGCGCACCGTGCCTGTCGCGTCGATGTCTCCGTCAAGCTGAAAGTCCGTCGCCGTGCCGTCCGTCTGAAAAGCGTTCTTCCGGTACGGCGTCAGCATGTTTACGTTCTCATAGCTCTGCCCGCCGCCCGTTGGGCTGCGCGTGATAACGGTCGTCGGGACGTAGGCGTTCTGTGAGGCTCTGTGCGCCGCTGTGCCATCGTATACGTAGAAACCGGCCCCTGTTACTATCCAGAGCTTCCCGGCCAGATACGCGGCGCGTGAGCGCCTCTCCGGCAGTCCTGTGAGTATCTCCGTCGGCGCTGTCTCGTCGTCCCAGGCATAGAGCGCCGTGCCGATGTGCGCGAGCTTCTTTTCCGTGCCGTCGAACCTTCCGGCGAACAAACCATATACCGGCTTGTCCTTTTGCCAGAGCTTCCGCCAGCCGAGCCGCTTCTGCGGCATCCCGCCGCCGTCCGCCACGATGTTCGTGCAAAGCGGGCTGCGGGAATAATCCACGAGTGAGGGGTCTGTGGAAAAGTCCGCGCCGCGGAACGTCTTATATACGCTCTGCCGGATGCTTACCCCTGTTTTCTTCGCCATGGCTTACCCCCGGAAAAGGCTCTGCGCGATGCGCCGGTTCTCGCCCGGCTGCGTCGTCCTGAGAAGCGATACCGCGCGGTCGTACATGGTGAGCATCGCCCCGTAGTCCATCACGAGATCGGGGAGGAGCTGCTGCGCCGCCACATAATACGGCATGCACTCGCAGGCGTCCGGCGCGATCTCAAATTCGTAGCTGTCCGGCGCGTCCGTCGGGATCGTCTGCGGCATGGCGAAATATTCGACCGTCACCTCCGCGTACCCCTCCGGAATGACGAGCTTCCCGCCCATCCAGCGGAAGCGCCGTGTCGCATTCTTCCCGTCCGCCCATATTCGGTACAGCGAGTAGAAATTCTCCGGCATGGCGTAGACGGTTTTTCCCAACGTTGGGACAACGACCTCCTCCCGGAGGATCTTCCTGATCTGCGCGAGCGTCTTCTGCGCCATGTCGAAAAACGCCGTCATCTTCTTCTCGATGTCCTCGTCGTGCTCGATCTCTCCGCCCGCGCTGTGCTCGTCGAGGAGCATGTATACCTTGTTTTTCGCTTCTCCGAGCGTCATATCGTTTCCTCCTTACCGCTCAAAGGCTCCCTTGTGCAAAGGGAGCTGTCAGCCGCAAGGCTGACTGAGGGATTGTCGTCTTTTTTTACCGAAAACAGGGCGAGTCACCCCGCCCTGTTTCCCTCACATAATCAGTTATCCGGCGGAGCTTCCTCGACCTCCGCCTTTTTCTCGGTGGTCTGCTTCAGGCGGTCCAGCAGCTTCATGAGGAAGTCCGGCATAGGCACGCCGATCTTCCCGCTGTTCTCCAGAATGGAGATGAGTTCGTTAATAATAAGCCACACGATCACCAGCAGACCTACAACGAAATTCACATCGAGCTGTACGCCGAGCTTGCCGCCGAGCATCGTGATGAGGTAGTCAACCCCCATACCCACGGCGACGATCATTAAGTAGAAAACCTTCTTGATCACGCCCTGAATGCCCTTGCGGCTCGAAAGCTCCTTGTTCATCCACGCCGCCGTCATGCCGGTGACGTAATCGCAGATCATCACCGCGATGAGCACCGCCACCGGAACAACGAGCTGCTTGAAGTACGCCATCAGCGCCGCGGCTGCCGCGGTCACAATGGCCTTCCAGAAGTTGTCCATACCGTTTCTCCTTTCAGTCCAGCAGCAAAAAGCGCACGTCCGTGGATGCCGCCGAGGCTACGACCGCCAGCTCTCCGGCGGCGAACGGCACCTGCAGCACCGTGTTGGCCGGAATGGGGAAGCCCGCCGCGGCTGTCAGCGCCTTGTTCGGGTCAAACGGCGCGATGTAAGCCACATTCGCGCTGTTGTTGGAAACAACGACGGTCTGGCAATGGCAGTCCACCTTCGTCTCCTTCGTGCCCGCCGAAACGGCGAGCACGCGGTCAATCTTCATCATATTCGTTTCCTTTCTCCCTCACACGCTCCCGCTCCCCCCTTGCCTCCCCTAACAGGGGAGGTGTCAGCCGGAGGCTGACGGAGGGGTTCGGCTCCCTTGTGCAAAGGGAGCTGTCGGCGCAGCCGACTGAGGGATTGTCGTCCCGGCATTAGCCGGGGTCACCAAAAATAATCTGTCTTGCGTCGCCCCAGCCCACGCCGAAGTCGGCATACGCGGTGTACAGATCCACCAGCGGATTGTCCTGCTTCGTCTGTATGACGGTCGGGCGCGTGTTGTAGACGATGTTCACGATCTCCTTCATCAGCCGGCGGTCGCACACGGCCCACTGCTTGCCCGTGAAGCCGTCCGCGCCGCCGCCCATGACGATGTAGCGCATGCCGTAGATTGGGTTCGCGGCGTTCGTGTCGTCGTCCGGGTTCAGCATCGGCGTCAGGCTGGCGTTCTCGCCGAACATCTTCTTCGCCTTCTCCTCGAGCTCCGGCGCGATGAGAACGGTGTCGAAGTCGCACAGGAACGGCAGGCCGTCCGGCGTCTCGAAGCGGTTGGCGCGCGCCTGCGCCGCGGTGATAGCGGAAACGGAGAAGGCGTCCGTGGAGATGTTGGAGTACGTGCCGGCGTCCGTGTCCGCCTCGAAGCGGCGGCCCTGCGATCCGCGCGAGGCGACAGGGTGCGCGGCGTTGGCCCAGCTCACGCCGTCGCCGCCGTTGTGGCGGCCGTCGGTGTTCCAGGCGTTGGCGAACATGCGCAGCAAGTGCAGATACACCGTCAAGGCCGCGCTGTCGCCGAGCTTCGAGCCGACCTTCTTCGTCTCGCCCATCTTGTCGATCTTCGCCTGCTTGTAGCCGACAGGAATGGAGAGCGTGTACTCGACCGGCGTGATCACGGTCTTGAAGCCGCGCTTCATGCTGCCGGTGTTCAGGTTGCTTCCGTCGTATTCGGCCATCTCGCCGTAGCCGCCGGAGCCGGTCATCTCGTAGTCGATGCTCTTGGCGTTCACCTCGCCCACGATGGGCGAGAGCTTGTTGAGGCGGTCGGCATACGCAAAGTCGAACGCCTTGCCGACAAACTTGTAGTTGTCGGTCTTCCAGTTTCCAAAATTGTTAGGCATTTTCTTTTCCTCCTTAGGTCAGCGCATGGCCGATCGCCATGAGCTTGATGGCGCCGCGCTCGTAGTCGTGGCCGATGCAGCGCAGCTTCGTCGCGCCCACGGTCTTTAGCGTGATGCCGAGGCGCTTGTCGCCGAGACTCGCAACGCCGCCGATGGCAGCGCCGATCACGGGATAGACCTGGTACACATCGCCCGCGCCCGGCACGCCGCCGCTGGCCTTGGTCATCACCGTGCCGGTTTTGGCATAGTCGGTAACGACGATCTGCGTGCCGAGCGCGTCGGTGTTGCCGCTGTTCGCGGCCTTCTCCTTCAGTACAAGGACCGCGTTGTTGAAAGCATCGTCCGCGGCACTCGCGTCCACGTCGCCGGTCGCCGGCACAATGGTCGTGGCGCTGCCGGAGGCGGCCTTGATCGTCGGCGCGGCGCACTCAAAGATGAGCGTCGGGTTGTCGCATACGCGGATCCACTCGCCGTTCGCGCGCAGATTGAGCGCGTCCTCCGTGCCGGAGTGGAACTCCGCGGCAATTCCGAGGATACCTCCGGTCTCCGCAGCGGCAGCCAGAACGACCTTTCCGGCGGAAAGCTTCACGACAGCGCCGGCCTGGATTTCCGTCGTGGCGTCAATGGGGTAGTTGCGGGCGGTCTGCAGTACGCTGCCGCCGTCCGCATTCTGTACAGGATACATGATTCTTCTCCTTTCATCGTTCCAAAAAGTCTTTGGCGGTCATTTTCAGGTGCGGGAACTCGCGGTTCCATTCGTCAAGCTCCCTCTGCTGGGCGGCCGTCAGCCCAGCCGATACGCCGCCTCCGCCCGCTCCCGTGGAGCGTTCGGCTTTCCTGGCGGACTTCTCCACCGCCTTCGCGGCGGCTTCCTCTCCCACAAGCTCCTGCCAGTCGGCATAGAGCTCGCTCAGCGGCTCCTTCCCGTACCGGCTGCCGCAGAACCTGCGAAACTTCGCGTTTCCGTCGAGCTTGGAGATATCCACGTCCGGATGCTCCCGGACGAATGCCGCGGCGTCCTGGGCGATCCAGTCCTTCTGCCGCTCTGCCTCGGCGTCTGCCTTCTCCCGCTCGGCCCGCTCGCGCTTCTGTTTGCGGACGACCTCTTTTGCGTCCTCTTCTTCCTCCAGATCCTGCACGGTGCGCCCGCTCTCCGCCGCGGCCTTCTTGAGCCGCGCCGCGCGCGCCTTGTCGGCATAGCTCTCCAGCACGTCCAGCGAGTCGATCGCCCCGCCGCCGTCCGGATCGCTCAGCCCGAGCTTGGCAAGCGCGTTCTGGTAGCGCTCCTCGGCCCGGCGGAATCCGGCGGATTCTCCCGCCTTGCGCGCCGCCTGGAATCTGGCGTTCTCTTCCCGGCTCTGTCTGGCAGGTTCGGCGGCCTCCTGCTTCTTTTCGCCTGCGGTTTCCTCCGCTTCAGCGCCGGTCTCTGCGGTCACGACTCCGCCCTCCGAGCCCTCCTCCGGAGTTTCGACTTCCATGATCTCTTCCATGTGGGTCCTTTCTGCGACTGTGCTGCCGTCGCCGCGATGTATTTTTCCTGCTGATTAAAGGCTAACCCGAAATATCTGTCCGTGCTCGGCGACTTTTTTGTGAACTTTTCACGAATCGTCAAACCCATTGATACGGCAGGCGGTTTCAGCTTTGAAAAAAGCAAAACCGGAGCAGTTTCCCGCTCCGGTCGAAAAATTTCTGTGGAATATTACCCGCGTTTATTATCACGTTTGTGCTGCTCCCGTGCTGCCCGCAGAAAGCTCCGGATAAACCGCAGAGCCTCCTCGTCCGTGTTGGCCAGCATCCCAACGATCTCCTTGATGGTCTTTTCCCGCTCGATGGTTGCCGTATCGCTTTTCATGTCCCGCTCTCCTTCCCGTCAGATCATCCCCAGCAGGAAGAAATACACCCGCCGCAGCGCCCGTATGTCCATGTGCCGCAGCATCCGCACGATCTCCTCGATCTTCGTTTCTCTATCGTTATTCATGCCCTTGTTCCTTTCTTCCGCGAAACGGAACGCATCACCGCCTCCCGTTTCGCGTCTTTCGTATTTTTTCTCTATCTTAGCGAGGATTATTTGATTTCGCGTTGTTGGGGAGTATACTTACCTTTCCCCGCCCGTCCCGCTCGTCTCCGCCTCGTTTATAGCGCCTTTTTCTTCAACGGCGGCAGCGCCGGGGCGGATGTTCCTGTGATCGCTCCAAAGGCAAGCAGCCGCTGCTGCACGCTCGTGTAAATTTCCTTGTACGGCTTCTGCGCCGCGATGCTGGCGCGTATCTCGTCGGCAATGACCCGCTCGATGAGCATCAAGGCCGTGAGCTGCCCGACGTGGGCGAGATCGCGGTCGTCGATCCCCGCCGCCTTGTTCGCCAGCTTGGAAATGGAGGTGTAATACTTCACGGCGTGCTGCGAACCCTGCGCACGGGCATAGTCCACAAGCTCGCGGATCACGTCCGTTTCCTGCCGGCGCACTTCCTTCGTCAGCGTCCGGGTGTCCTGCCATATCGGGGAATTTCGCTCCATGATGAACTCCTTCATCGCGTGGAACGCTTTCACATACTGCGCCGTGAACAGAGTGCCGCCCGCGCCCGTCTGCTTGTTGGCCACCATCTCGCAGCCCATCTGCGTCAGGTAGTAGCAGGGGCGGGGCTTCCCCTGATCGTCCATGTACGTCGCCGGAACGAAAAATTCAGCCGACGCAAAATTGCGTTCGCTAAAATGCCTGCACATCGTCTTGATCGTGCGCAGAACTTCGGTATGCCGCTTGCCGATCATCTGCGCCACGTCTCGACTGTCGGTTACGACCTGCCCCCTGTACTCGAATACCGGAAGCGTGGACAGCTGAATCATGTCTTTTTTCTTGGGCATGTAAAAACCTCCTTGATTTATTGCCTTACCGGATATATAATCAAGGCGGTCGGGGTAAGGCTCCCGGCTCGCCTTGTTTTTGGGGCTTGAGCAGCGGTGTTTGGAAATGTGGCCGCTGCTCTTTCTTTATGCCTTGACTTTGCTGTCGCGGACGATCTCGGCGGCGGCCTCGGGGCTCTTCGCCGTTGCCTCAATCAGCTTCGCTATATTTTCGAGAAACTGATTGAGCTCTGCGGTTGTCATTTCTGACATTTCCTCACTTCCTTTCCGAAGGGGCTTTCGCTCCTGCCTTACGAGTATCATTATATTACATGGGTACATGTAAATCCATTCGCAGAATAGCCAATATACATGGGTACATTTTGTGTTATTTTACATGTTCCCATGTGCGTGAAAAAGGTGTATTATGTGCAGGAAAGGAAGTGCATACATGACCAAAGGCTACGAGCAGCGAAAAAAATCTAACGAAAAATATCTTGCCACCTTGGACGAGATAAAGGTGCGCGTCCCCAAAGGCGCAAAAGAATCCATCAAATCCCATGCAGAGAGCCGCGGGGAGAGCGTGAACGGCTTTATTAACCGGGCGATCAATGAGACCATCGAGCGAGACGAACAGGACAGGGAATGACCCCTGTCCTGTTTTCGTTTATCCCCATACTCTCTTGGCCCTCTTCTGTCGCTTCATCTGGTCGATGAGCTTCTCCCGCGGTTTTTCCGGCTCTGTGAGCACCGTCATCCGCTGCTGATGCCGCGCCGCGTAGGTGATCGCCGCGCCCATCACAAGGTCGTCGTGCTTCCCGGCGAGCGCCTCCGGCCGGTGATCCTCGTTGTAGCAGAACGTCAGCATTTCCTCGAGCAGCTCCCGGTCGGTGAACCACTCCGGATGCGAGGAGAACACCTCCACCAGATTCGCAATGGCCCGCGGACGGCTCTGCCGGTCGGTGCGGAAGCCGTAGCTCTTCCTCATCTGTCGCGTGTAGGTGTCCTCCCGCTCGCGGCTGTACTGGTTCGGGTACTCCATCTCCTGCAGCTTCATCACCGGGTAGGTGGAGAAGTTCGTCTCGATGGCGACGAGCGCATCGTTGTAGAACCTCCCGAGCGCATAGATCTGCCGGACGTATTCCGGCTCGCTGTATTTCTGCCGGAGCTTCGCCACGATCCTCCCGCTCACGTTGTCGATGACGATGGCCGTGAAGTAGTCCGAGCCCTCGCCCGCCGTGTCGCCGCCGAGCACATACGGAACGCCCTCCTCCGGCAGCTCGTAGAGCGTGATCGCGCCGGTCTCGCTCTCCGTCCACTCGCCGTCTGTAAACTCTCCGCGCCCGGCAGGGGATGGTAGCCGTTCCAGCCGGAGCACGATCTGCTCGTTGTCGAATACGCCCGTGCCGCTGTGGAGAAACGCCTCGCCGGGAGAGGCGGGATACTCCTGCCGGAACATGTCCAGGCTCCCGCCGCAGTTGTTCGCAATGCACCAGCGCCGCCATTGCAGCTGCTCGTCCGTCAGCTGATAGGCGGTCTTGAGATCCCGCTCCTCCGGCGTCCATTCCGTCCCCGGCACTACCGGCATCGAGTAGTCCGGGTTTTCAAACCACGCGAAGAACACCGGCTCAAAGTCGTTCTCCCCGGCAACGGCGGCGTCCCAGCGCTCCTTGAAGTCCTCAAAGCCGTTCGCCGTGCTCTCGATGACGACCATCGTGCCCGGCAGACTCGGCACGGCCTGTAAAATGCCGGCAAGCGTGGAGGCTTTCCCGTCCGCGCCGTCCGGCCAGAAGGCGTACTCCGAAAGGTGGACGCATTGCAGCGTGTCGCTTCGGCCGATGCCGCGCCCGCCCGCCGTGGCGCAGCGGATCTGGGATCGCAGCCCCGGCCTTGCCTCCCGCTCGCTGCGGAGCTTGGAGGGGTTCTCGAATACCAGCTCCTGCGCGTTCGAGGCGCGCAGCATCGGCTTCACCGGCGCGGGCAGCTCGTCATAGAACAGCTTGCTCATCCGGAAAAGGTTCGCCGTCGCGTCCTCGCGGTGCGCAACGATCAGCGCGTTTACGTTTTTTCGCGTCGCGCAGGCGTGGAAGATGAGGCCCTCCGTCAGTGTGGAAAAGCCGAGCTGCCGGGCCTTGAGAATGATGAGGCGCACGGGCTTTCCGGCGTCCTGCTGCCGCTTCGCCACGGCGTAGAGCTTCCTTTGCGCGTCGTTCAGCCGGAACGGCACGACCGTCCCGCTCTTCGTCTTGATCTTCAGGCAATTCTCGATGTAGTCCATAGCTATGCACGGGTTCACAGCTTCGAGCCCTCCTGCCTTGCGAGCCAGTCCTCAATGCTCTCGGCGGCGCTCTGCTCACCCTCGGCAAAGTCCATATGCTCGGCAAGCTCATGCAGCGCGCGGATCGCGCTGTTGGCGTCGAGCAGCTTCTCGCCGCAGCGCTCGTCCTTGCGGGTCTCGGGGTTCCATCGGTAGGAAGGCACTTTCTCCATGCAGCTCTCCACGACCTCCACGAGCCGCCGCCCGATCCACTCCTTGGAGATCCCCATCTCGTCAAAGAGTTTCTTTTCCAGCTTCCGCCGGTACTCGATCACTCCCTGCGTCTCCAACAGCTTCGACGCCCGCGAAGCGGCGCTCCTCGCGCTGTACCCCGCGGCGATGGCGGCGGCGGTGGCGTTCCCGCTCCGGAGATATTCCTGCACGAACCGCTTCTGCTGCGGCGTAATGTCTTTTGCCATTACTTTTCCCTCCTTACATCGGCCAGTACGCCGCGTAGAAATTCCGGCGCAGCTCGTAGATCCGGCCCACCGGCACGCTCGTCTCGCGGCTCACCGTCTCCGGCGATTTGTTTTTCAACAGCACGGCGATGAGGGCACGCCCCTCGGCCTGCCCTGTCGCTGTATTTTCTATCGTTTTCCGGATCTCGTCCTGCGCCGGCGGCGGCAGATTCCGGTACGCCTCCAGAAAGGCGTGAACAATTCGCTGCTGCCATACCGCCCCGCAGCCCTTCATCGGCCGGAATTTCAATTCTTCGCCTCCTTTTTAGCCTCCCTTGTGCAAAGGGAGGTGGCGGCATCGCCGCCTTCCTCCCCCTTGCCTCCCCTAACAGGGGAGGTGGCAGCCGGAGGCTGACGGAGGGGTTTTCCGCCGACATTTGTTTTAACAGAACGCGCAGAGACGCGCGCGCCGTTGCCTTTTCTTTCCTTCTCCGGTCGAATATAGCGGACATACTCCGAGGTAAACCCGCTCTCGTAATCCCGTGTTTTATGCTGCTCGCAGATGATCGCGTCTTTCGGGAGTTCGATCTTGCTGTTGATGTACACCGGCACCGGTTCCGTATAGACAGGCTTTTCTAACCCGCGGCTCGTGTGGTATTTCTGTTTCCCCGGTACGCCCTTGGCGTTTCGTATCATATACTCTGCAATCTTGACATGATCCTTCCGTCCGTCAAGACGGCGGTACGTCACCGCCTCCTGTGGCCAGAGAGCGCAGACGAGCTCATAGTCCGCCGCCGGCATGACGAGATGAAAATGTGGCCGGGCATCGTTTCCGTCCTCATCTTTCCGGCCTTGGGAGTAAACGAACTTGATGTTCGCCCCTTGTTCTTTCCGATACGACTCGCGGAGCTTTCGGAGGAACCGGTCGAACGCCGTTTGAGCGGTCTCCCAGTTTATTTCTTCCTTCCCCGGAAAAGTAAGGGTGAGCCACAGATCCCCCATCCGCACATTGCAGTTGAGCACTCGGGTGAGTTTCTTTATGGCGTCCGTCTCGTTGCGTTTGATTTTTTCAATACTCGACTTTTTCGCCTTTGTTCCCCGCCGAACGCGCTGGCCGCCTCTCTTTGTCGGCATCCAGCCGCGGCGGATCTCCGTCACCGGTCCCGAAATGATCTTGTACTCCATGTAAGCCGTCACTCCTTTTATCCTCCGTCCTAAAGATAGCCTTTTAACAGGTCCGCAAAAATTCGCGCACGCGCACGCGAATTATATAAAGTATCGCCGTTCTTTTCTCCTGCCTCCCTCCCCGAGGGAGGTGTCAGCCAAAGGCTGACGGAGGGAGTCTTTCCGCCCTCATTTCCGCCGCCGTCCTCCGGCAGCAGAAATCAAAGCAAAAAACAAATAGAAAAATATTTGTTCCCATCGTTGACAAATAGAATAATATTTGTTATAATGCATAATGTCAGGAGGGGATGCCGTGAAAAGCTACTCTTCAAGAGAAGTCATTTCCATGCTGATTGCGGACGGATGGTATGAGGTAAACTGTGTAGGAAGCCATCACCAGTTCAAGCACCCGACAAAGCCGGGACGTGTTACGGTGAAGCACCCGGACAAGGACATACCCCGCAAAACGCTTGACAGCATCGAAAGACAGTCGGGGCTCAAATTCCGTTGAGCCCCGAACCCCTCTGCTTTTGAAAGGAGTTCACAATGAAACAGCAAGACCGTTATTGTTTTCCAGCCGTGTTCACCTATGAGCCGGGGCAGGAGATCGCCGTGGTGTTCCCCGATCTTGATGTCGCCACCAGCGGCGAAACGCAGGACGACGCCTTCCGTTCGGCAAAGGAGCTTCTCGGCTGCGTGCTTTTCGGCATGGAAGAGGACGGCGAGAAGATCCCCGCGCCGTCGTCTCTGGAATCTCTGCACATGGACGCAAACGAGCGCAGCGCCCTGATCGACGTGTATATGCCCGCCATCCGGCTTGCCAAGTCCAACAAGGCCGTAAACCGCACCGTAACGCTCCCCGCATGGCTCAACGCCGCCGCTGCCGCCGAGTCCATCAACTTCTCCCAGCTCCTGCAGGACGCCCTCAAGGAGCGCCTGAATCTGCGCTGACCGGTGAACGTCATGCCGCACAAGCTCAAATCCGTCACGCCGCTTCCGGACTATACGCTCCTCGCCAATTTCTCGGACGGCTCCGTGAAATCCTACGACTTCCGCCCGCTCCTCGACCGCATGGAGGTCTACGCCCCTCTGCGGGAGTCTCCCGCGTTCTGGGCGTCCGCCGCCGTCGATCCCGGCGGCTACGGCGTTTCGTGGTCGGACGAGATCGACATTTCCGCCAAGGAGCTGTGGGAGCACGGTATTCCCCTCAAAGCCGCCCTCTGACAGAAGAAGAGAATCCCAATCGAATATGCCGCCGCCCGCCGGTCTCCCGGCGGGCTTTTTGTCGTCCTTTTTAGCCTCCCTTGTGTAAAGGGAGGTGGCCGCGAAGCGGTCGGAGGGATTGTCTCATTCCTCCGGCGCGTCCCAATCGCACCAGCTCATCATCTCCAGATGCCGCCACTTCTTGAGCGTCGCCTCGCTGTCCGTGTCCTCTCTCGGGCGATAGCCGCGGCGGTACAGCCGCTCGCCGGTGTCGCCGTCCTCTTGCCGGACGATCCCGTTCGGCGTAATTGAGTACCGGCGCACACCCAGACTTGCGCCCCGCTGTGTCACTCCGACGATCTCTCCGGTTTTCTTCTGCATCAGGAAGTCCAGCCCCATCCGCAGCCCGGTCGGGCGGATCTCCTCCTCATCTTCTTCTACTATGTACCCGGCGATCTCCTCGCCCACGACCTCCGGCAGCACGGTATTAACGACAAATGCTCCCTTGCTCCGCATGATCTGCACCGTCTCCATGCCCGGGATATACCCCAGCATCTCCACCAGTGCTCCGAGCGTCCCGCGCAGACGGTCTCGCAGCTCAATTTCCGGGATGACCGCCATCCACCCGCAGCCGATCACCGTCAGCTCGCTCACACCGCCGCAGAGCGTCAGCCCGCCCTTCGTCTCCGCCCTGAGCGCCCGCTCCAGCGCCGAATCATCAAACGCCATTATCCGCACCTCCCGATCAGCGTTTCCAGGATCTTCTTCGTCCCCGCGAGCAGCTTGTCCGCCGTCTCGCCGTCCGTGCTCTTCATCACATGCAGCTTTTCCACAGCCAGATTGAAGTTTTCCTGCGCGAGCTTCACGAGCAAAATCACCTCGTTTGCCCCGCTCTGCGCAGCCGCAAGCCGTTTCCGCAGCTCCTCGGCCTCCGCCCGTGCCTTTTCCGCGGCCGCGCCCGCGCTCTTTCCGGCGTCCCTCGCGGCGCTCTCTGCGTCCTTCAGCTTCTTTTCAAGCTCCGCCACGGCCTTTTTCTTTTCCTCCGCGGCGGCGGCCTTCGCCTCCTCCACGGCCCTCTGCACCGCCGTCTCGTCGATGGCTACCTCCACCGGGCGGCTCTCCGCCTCGCGCAGCATCGCCTCCATCTTCTGCGCCGCGTCCTCGGCGTCCTCGCGCTTCACGCGCTGGTCCTCCAGCGCGTCCTTCGTCTCGGCAAGCTCGGCCTCAGTGTCCCGGAGCGCCTTCTGCGTCTCTCCGAGCTCCCTGTCCGCCGTCTCGAGATGCTTTCGCGCTTCGTCCCGCTCGCGGATCGCCTCCTCCAGATCGCGGGCCGAAATGTGCTCGGCGTCCACCTCGCGGGCGAAGTCCTCCCGCTCCTCCTCCGGCACGGCAAGAAGCCGCAAAGCATTGGAAACACTGATTTTTCCCAACGTTGGGAAAATGTTCTCCACGCCCAGAAGCGACCCCTGCGCGGATCCGTACTCGTTGTAGAGCTTGATGAACCGGTACGCGCTCGACTTGCTGATCTCCGTCTCGCGCTCTACCCACCCGGCAAAATCCTCGCCTACCTTGTCCTTTGCAAGCTGTAGCCGGTACCCGATCTGGATGCCGTATTCCAGCACCATCTGCCGCGCCTGCCGCGTCAGCAGCCGGATCTCGCCGCCGAGCTGCTCCGGCGTCATGTCCTCCGTTTTGATAAGATCATTCACGCTGCGCTTGTCCTCCGTTTCCGGCCGGAGCGCACCCACTCCAGCCATGTATTTTCAAAATTCCGTACCTCGTCGGTGCGCGCACAGTTGCACATTCCCCGGTTTTCCGTCACCGTTAGCTTCTTCTCGTTGAAGTTTAGCGTATACCACGGCTCGTCCGGCTTGTCCTTTCGCCGGATAAAGAAGATCGTGAGCTCGCCCCGCGCGTGCCGCTCGGCGTAGGAGGCGACGCAGTGGTGCAGCGCCTTTCCCTCGGCGATGAGCTCCTCCTCCGTTTCACACGGTCGGATGAGAATGTCCCCGTCGGTAAATGCGTACTTTTTCATGCGCTCATACCGCTGTTGAAAAGCCTCCCGCCGTTTCTCGGCGGCCTCTGCCTTCTGCCGCTCCTGCATCTGATCGTGCGCCCGCTTGAGATTCTGCGGCCACATCACGTCCCGCTCGGTGAGATCCTCGCCGAGCTTCTTGGCCATCGTCCAGTAGTCCAGCAGATACTCCGGCCACAGCCGGCTTTTATACCGCGCCGCCTGCCGGTCAAGATACCGCTCCGCCTTGCCCGGCAGCACCCCGCGCTTCAAAAAGTCCTCCTGCTGCCACTCCACCACCTTTGTGACCTCCTCGCCGAGACGGCAGGGAACGTTATATTTCCGCGCGAGCAGCAGCGCCTTCAAGCGCTTCGGCGCGTCCTCCGCCCCGTTGAAGTAGCTGAGCTCCTCCTTCGTCATCCGCAGCAGCTCGTGCGGCTTTTTCCTTTTCCAGTCCACGCCGTGCAGCACGTCGGTCTTCTCCGACCAGTTTTTGTTATACGCCGGAGAGCGCTTCCCCTCGGCGATGAGAGCCGCCGCGAGCTTTTTGGCGTTCGGCGCCGTCAGCGCCTCGGCGTTCCTGTGCCTCTGCCAGAGCTTCATCCATGCGACCGGGAAGCGGTATTCAGTCTCCACGCCCATATATGTCTCCAGCTTGCAGTTGGCGCACTCCGTTTCGGCGTATATGTTCGCCAGCCCCTCCGGGCAGTACACGAGATCCACGTCGAACATCGTGTCGGCAAACCGCTTCCGCTCCTCCCAGCCGGGGAGAATGTAGGTCGAGTACATGTATTTCTGCCAGTGCCGCCAGCGCGCGGCGCTCGTCCCGCCGAAGGCGTATACCTCCCACGGGTCAACGCGCCATGTGACGCGCCCGCTCTTCTCCACGTCCCGGCACACCCGCCAGAGATAGAGCAGCAGCTTCCCGCCCTGTGCCTCCGCCGTCATCGGCCAGACGTACCGCGCAAGCTGCTGCGCCGATGACACATGCTTTGCCTCCACCTCCTCGCCGCACATCGGGCAGGCGAGCTTGTCGCCGCTTGCGAGCGCGTCCCCGCTCACCGGGTGGAGAAACCCGAACGGTGCGCTGTATCCCGCGTGCCCGCAGCCCCCGCCCGGCACATACGATAGCTTCACCGTCTCTCCGCACGCCGAGCATACGGCGTCCACGCATTTGTGCCGCAGACCCGTCAGCGGATCCGTCTGCCATCCGGCGCGGTATATGAAATAGTCCCGCCATTGGAGATTCTGCGCCTTGATCCAGTCCAGAAGCCCCTCCGGCGGCGTTTCCGAGAGCGTCATAAAAACGCCCCCAGATCGATGATCTCGGCGTCGCCCCCATTATCGCCCGTAGGGGCGGGGCTCTGCTCCGCCCGCGCCGTCAATCCGTAAAACTCCCGCAAGATCCTCTCGGCCTCCGCCGGCGTCACGCACGCAAAGCTCCCGGTCTTGTGCGCGTCCGCGTAGGCCTTGATCTTCTTCTCGGCCTGCTGGATGCTCATTTCCGGGATATCGAGATCCTTGTCGAGCAGCTCCGCGCTCTCCGGCTCCCGCCGGGCCATGTCCTTGAGCTGCTCTCCCACCATCCACGCGGCGGTGCGCCCCTTTTCCTTCGCCTGCTGCCGCTCGATCTTTTCCACAGCTGACATACACATCCGTCCTTTCTCCGGCCTGCCATCATCAGGCATGGGCGGCCATCCCCATACGACGGGCCTTCCGCCCGTTTCGGCTAAAAGATATGCCCCAGCACCGCGAGCAGCGCCGCCGCAGCGGCGCACGCCCCGCAAGCCCACAAAACCCGCTCCTTCATTCCTCGATCACCTCAAGGCCGTAGGCCACCGCCGCGTCATGCTCAATGCGGCAGCCCCGTGCATCCTGCCACCCTCGGCAGAAGTAGACAGCGTGGCAAAAGCTCATCTTTTCCAATGACTTTGCAAGGAAGTGAAGAGAGATTTGGACAACGCCCTGCCCCTCCAATTTCTCCTTGCCGTGCCATGCGCCTGTAAAAAACGTGTTCACAACGTAATACCCGCGCTGTTCCAGCTCGGCGATAGCTCGATTTCGTGTTTCGTCAATTTCCCATGTTGATCTCCCCGCCATCGGCTGCGAGATCATGGCCAGTTTTTTCATCTCAGCTCCTCCTTCATCTCCACGATCCGCTCCGCAAGCCTCACGCACTTCGTCTGTCCGGGGCAGGCCGTAAACGGACACGCCCGGCAAAGCTCATTCACCGCCCGCACCCACAGATCATGCTCTATTCTGTTCATTTGCATTAGCCCAGCACTCCTTCGTTTTCCTCAACATAGCGCCAGCTCTGCGGCGGAATTTGCACCGGATCCCAGCAGTACGTGTCGCAGTCTCCGACGTACTCGCAGCCGAGACAGCTGTGGAAGTTTGTGATATCAACCGGTTGGCTATAGATTTTCAGATCGGAGATATGCCACCCGAACCCCGTTTTCCCTTTCAGGTACGTTTCGAGCTCTTCTTCCGTCAAGCATGCCGCCTCGAGAAGCCGTGAGATGTCGTGCGCCTTCTGCCAATCGTCCACGATTCGGTACTTCGGCCTCTCTTGGTCGCCGGTGTATCCGATATGCACCAGCCGGTCGATTCTGCCGCACACAAACTCGCCAATGACTTTCCCGCCGCCATAAAAGCCTTGCTTTCCCACCAGCGCGAAGAAATCCTCGTGTTCAAATCGCGGCTTCGTGCAGTAGACATACACCTTAAAGGGCGTCTGCATCAGCGTCGGGCGCGTTTTCCGCACCTCCACCGTTTTCTCACCCCGGAGGATCTTCTCGCACCAGCACGGCTGGATGCTCACGAGTACTGCCCTCTTCATCCGTCCGCCCTCCTGTTCCACCGTCTCTCGATCTCAAGCCTTGCCTGCCGCACGGGGTCCTTCGTCCACGGCGGCGCCGGATACAGCGTGTGCATCTCCGCGCCGCAGTGCGGATTTCCGCAGCGGATCGTGGCGATGTAGGTCCCCATTGGATGCCCCTTCGCCGGGGCTATGGAGCGCCGCGCCTCCGCGCCGCAGAACGGGCAAGCCTTCATCCGTGCCGCCCGCCTCTCTGGAGGATCGCCGCGTCCGGCAGGCGCATCCACCGGCAGATGTCGGCGGCGAATGAGGCGTAGCCGTAGAGCGCGAACAGCGCCTCGATGATGCCGAACCCGCGCCCGTAGCGCCATACGAAGTAAATTACCGCCGCCAGAAGCGCCATCACCATCGTTGTGATAAACATTGCCTTGCTCCTGCTCATTTCGTTTTCCTCTCTCTCTTCTTGTTCGGGCAGAAATGGAACTTGTGTGCCGCCCCGCACATTTCGTCCTCCTCGCACTCGATCACTGGCAGCGGCGTGCCGCTGTTGGTGTAGAGCGTCACCATGTCGTCGCTGCTCTCCGCCGCTCGGCGGAAGCGGTACGGCGTCAGCGACGCCTCCACGCACAAAAGCCCCCGCGGCCCCGGCACGAACAAAACCGGCCGCCCGCAGTACTTGCACTTCGTCTCCTTCGGAATCATTGAATTTCTCCTTTCTTTCTAAGGCTCCCTTGTGCAAAGGGAGCTGTCGGCGCAGCCGACTGAGGGATTGTCGTCCCCGCCGCAGCGCTCGTCCTTCCTGCACCACTTCGGCGTCCTCACACTGTCCGGATGCGGATTTCCGTCCCGCACAACGTGCAGCACCCGCCCGAACCTGTCGCCGTTCCCGGTGTACAGGCAGCGCACCGCCTGCTTCCCCTGCGGCCATTGGTCAAGGGCGATGTGCGGACACCCCCTGCACGTTTTCATTCCTTCGCCCTCTCTTTCTGCGTCGGTAATCCCATCCCGTTTCGCGCCCGCCATGCGGACATCGTCGAAACGCCGAGCTTCTTCGCAATGTGCGGATCGTCCATCCCGGCCTCCCACAGCTCCTTCAGCCGCACTCGGTCGATCTCCTGCCGGTATCTCGGCGGGAGTCCCGCGCTGTGCCGCCACTTCTGCACCGTGTCCGGGTTGCATCCGATTATGCGCGCAATCTCCCGGTCGTTCTTGCCCTCATCCCAGAGCGCCCGGAACTGCGCCCAGTCGTAAAGTCGCCCCGCTCGCTGCTTTGGTTCCCTCCTCGGAGAGCTCCCGCGCAGCACGACCGGCTGCGCCCGTACCCGCAGCGCCGTCCCCGGCTTATAAAGCCCGCATTTCCTCGTGATGTCCGCCTCGCCCCGGCTCGTCTTGGTCTCGCCGGTGATAAAGAAGTAGTTGCAGCTCCCGTCAGACCCGCTCACATTGCCGGAATGATACCTGCACTGCGTCCGATAACAGATGTATTCGTCCTTCAAAACGGCAGCACCGCCCCTTCCTCCACAAGCTGAAAGGCACTCTCGTTGTCCCAGCTGTCGTCCGGGTGCTCGATCCCCCAGATCTGCGCCTCGTCGAGATAGTTCTTCCCGAAGTGCGCGATGAACTCCTCGCGGCTCCACCTCTGTTCGGTCATCGCCTTGTGCTGTCCGTACTGGTGCAGCAGCTCCGCGGTCTTGCCGGAGCGGTGCGCGCTGTCCGCGTCGATCCGGTGGCACCACGGGCACAGGTGCACCGTGAGTCCGTACTTCGTGGAAGCAGGCCGCCGGGCCCCGCCGAAAATGTGGTGCTCTTCGAGCTGTTCATAATTCCCGCACAGAAAACAAATGCCCTTCATCGTTCTTAGTCCTTTCAAAATTCTTGCTTCCCCGCTTCTCCCCCTTGCCTCCCCAGACAGGGGAGGTGTCAGCGAAGCTGACGGACAGGGCAGGGGAGAGGCGTCACGGACACAGCCGCCGCGCCAGCACGCAGGCGTTGATCGGCCCGTCCTCCGGCATATACCGTTTCTTCACGGTCTTTCTGGAAATTCCCAGATACCGCGCCGCGTCCTCGATAGTGAGCATCCGCTTCCCGCCCGTGGCGGTGAGAATGTCCTCAAGGATCGCTCGGTAGTCCTCCTTCTCGCGCGGCATTTACCCCGCCTCCTTCTCGTCCTTTTTCTTGCTCTGCATATACTCAACAGCCAGAGCCGCGCCGTCGATCTGCTGCACAAACTTCTCCTGCAGCTCCGGCGGCAGCGCGCACACCTTCTCGGCCAGCGCCTTTTCCTTTTCGCTCATGTCCTCACCTCCTGTGCTTGTTTTTTTCCTGCTCCTGCGGTACGATGAAAAATGCCACGGCTGTGTGCTGCTTTGCATCTCCATCTCGGAGATGAAAGGTGGTGGTACATTGCCGCACCCGGAAAAAGAGGGTCTCGTTCTGTTCTTCCTGAACAAGCAGGATAACGCCGTCTTTGCCCGCCGTCTCGGTGTCTCCTTTCAGACGCTTTGCCGTCTGTACCGCGGAACCGAGCGAATTAGCCGTTCTGTTCGCAGGAAGGCTCTTTCGATCCTTGGCGTGACCGAAGACGAGTTTTCTTTCCTTGTCTCGAAGGTCGCCTGATTCCCGGAGGGAGGCCGCGCACCGGTCTCCCTTTTCCGTGGCATTTTTCATCGCGCCGCCGGCGCATCGCTTTGTGTTGCCATCCTCCCACCGCTTTTGGTATGCGGTCAGCGGCCGATCGGCGTACCGTCTCCGTAGGTGATTCCCTGATGCTCCGCTTTGCCGTACTCGATATTGCGAATTTCTGCTGACAGGCCGCGCATGGTGCCCGTGAGTATGACAAGCTCTTCCGCCTTCCGCGTTCTCTTCGCCTTCTCATGCAGCAGCTCCATCTGCTGCATGAGCAGCTCCTTTACCTTTTCCATCGTTTCACCCCCTCCCTTCCGTTGCATCGCTTTCTGTTTGCTTTCCGCCTCCGTTCTGAGATATACTGAAATGTTCAGAAAGGAGGTGATTTTCATGGACTACGGCTTCACCGATAAGGAAGTCCTCATTCTCTGGGAGTGCTTGCAGTCGCGCAAATCCTTTTATGAGCAGCTGTCGAACACAAAGGAAAACCGTAGGTGCATCCGCGAAATCGAAGCGATCATTCACAAGATCGAGTCTCTTGATCCGCTTCTTCGTGCTTGGAAGCTCGCAAAAGCTCGATACCTCGACACATAGCATTAAAGCGTTCCGTCTGGTAATGCCCCTGGACGGTCAGCATCTGCCGGAATTGCCGCTCCTGCGTTTCCGCCGCAAGAGCGGCAATTTCTTTCGGCTTCCCGACGATCACGATTTTCACCCGCTCATCCCCTCCCTTCCGTTGCATCGTTTTGTGTTGCTTTCCGCCTCCGCTTTCTGATATAGTGTCTTTGGCGGTGATAGATATATGAAAAAGCTCCTCTGCTTCTTCCTCGTGATCCTTGTCCTCGTGTCCCCGGCGCTGGCCGCGGACGGCTCCACGCTCGTGTACACCACGCGCACCGGCGAGTGCTACCATCGGTACTCGTGCTCGTCTCTCAGCAAGAGCTGCTATGAGACGACGCTCTCTCAGGCCGTCGCCGACGGCTACCGTCCCTGCGGCCGCTGCCACCCTCCGACGCTGGATTCCGGCTCGTCATCGGCAAAGCCCTCGCTTTCCGACCGCATCGCAGCGAACAACTCCTCCGGCAGCTCGTCCGGCTCGTCGTACTCCGGCTACTCCTCGGGCAGCTCGTCGTACCGCTCTTACGTCCCTACGCACACGCCAGAGGAAATCAAAAGAGAGAAAACGATCGATCTTATCGAAGGCATACTCGTCATCGTCTTTGTTTACCCTCCACTATCCTTCATTTCGTGGGGATTGATTATTGAAGGTGCAAAGAAGATCTTCAAAAAGAAAAAGTAGCTGTAGCACTCTTTTGCGCCTCTGTCGCAATCATAAGCGCCTGTGTCGCATTTGTCAAGTACTTTTTGCGCTTAAATCGCATTTTCTCTTGACTTTTTGCGAATTGCCTGTTAAAGTGCCTCGTGAAAGGAGGTGCTGCCTATGTCCGTAGCATCCAGAACAAAGGAGCTGCGCAAAGCTCTCGGCCTCACGCAGCAGGAGTTCGCCGACCGGCTCGGCATCACACGCGCCGCCGTGTCTAAATATGATATCGACGCCACCGACCCGTCCGATGCGGTGATCTCGCTGATCTGCCGCGAATTCAATGTGCGGGAAGCCTGGCTCCGCACAGGCGAAGGGGAGATGCTCGAGATAAAGCCCCGTGCCGAGGAGCTCGGCGAGCTTGTCCGTAAGCTCCTGGCCGACCGGCCGGAGTCCTTCCGCTCCCGCCTCATCACCAGTCTCCTGCGCTTTGAGCCCGATTCCCCCGAATGGCAGATCCTTGAGAACATCTATAATTCCATCGCAGCCGAAAAAGAGAGCAGGGAATAACTCCCCGCTCTCTTTTCCGCTGTTACAGCATGTGTTGCTATTCTTTCCTCATCTATGGTATATTCGCATTGTCCAATACTAAACGCTGAATAGGAGGTCGTATTTATGGACAAAAGGCGAGTGAGCCAAATCAAAGCGCAGTTTGACCTTGTTGTGCAAAACGATCCGGAGGCGCACATCGAATTTTGGTACGCGCGCGATCTTATGCCGCTGCTCGGCTATGATCGCTGGGAGAACTTCGATAAGGTTATTGCACGAGCAATGGAATCTTGCGAATCCAGTGGAACCCTCGTTTCAGATCATTTTCGTGAGGTCACGAAAATGATAACCGCAGGAAAGGGCGCTCAGCGTTCTGTCAAAGACTACCTGTTGACGCGCTACGCATGTTATTTGATCGCGCAGAACGGCGATCCCAAAAAGGAAGAGATCGCTTTTGCGCAAAGCTATTTCGCCGTCCAGACGCGGAGGCAAGAGGTCATTGAAGAGAGAATCTCTTTGATCGAACGTACCGAGGCTCGCGGCAGGCTACGCGAATCAGAGAAACGCCTTTCGCAAAACATATACGAAAGGGGTGTAGACGAATCCGGTTTTGGCCGCATTCGCTCCAAGGGCGATCAGGCATTGTTTGGCGGCTATACTACACAGGAAATGAAAGACCGTCTCGGCGTAAAGGACTCGCGCCCGTTGGCAGATTTTCTCCCCGCCCTCTCTATCGCAGCAAAAAATCTTGCTACAGAAATGACGAATTACAACGTAGAAGAGAAGGATCTTCAGGGCGAACAGCCCATTACTGGAGAGCATGTGCAAAACAACCGCTCCGTTCGCGAGATGCTTGTCCAGCGAGGCATTGAACCCGAAAATCTCCCGCCCGCAGAAGATATCAAAAAGTTGGAGCGCCGTGTAAAGTCGCAGGAGAAGAAGCTCGCCGCTCAAGCCGGGAGGCTTCCCAGCCCGCCGCAGAACGGCAGCGATCCGGAATAACCGCAAAAAGGACCCCGTCGGAATTTCCGACGGGATCCTTTTTGCCAGCTATGCCGCTTTCAGAAAGCTCCGGATAAACCGCAGCGCTTCCTCGTCCGCATCCTTCAGCAGCTCCGTGACCTCTGCTATGATCTTTTCCCGCTCTTCCATTTCTTTCCCCCTTGTCATTTTGTTGCATTTTCGGTCATTCTCTTGTATATTCCAACAAACTTGCGCATTTTTCGCGCCGCAGGGTGCGAAACGATGCTATAGTGTAGGCGAACGCCCGGGGTTTCCGTGCCGCAGACCCGTCCCGGACGTCTGCCGCAGGGCGTCCCGCTCGCCCTGCTGTTACTGCATCGTAACAGACCGGCGCAAGATCCGAAACCGAACGCTTTGCGGGTGAGCCGGAGTTCAGCTTTTTCGACACGAATATATCCCGGTTCACCCCGAAAATAACGAAAGGACGGAGAACATGAACGAAATGGACGCGCTGAAAAGCCGCTGGCGGGAGGCCAAGGGCACACGCACCTTCCCGGACATTGCCGAGGCCGCCGATCTGTCGCCGAGCACCGTGGAGTACGCCTTTTCCCCGAAATCCACGAACCCCAGCATTGATACGGTCGTGCGCATCTCCCGGGAGCTGCACGTCTCGCTCGATGAAACCTTCGGCATTCTCGCCCCGAGCGGCCGTTCGGAAACGGAACTCGCCCGGCAGGACGCCTCCCACTGGAAGTCGCGGTACGAATCCGCCGTCCGGGATATCGAATATCTCCGCACCGTCATTCTGATGCTCGGCGTGTTCTTCTTTGTCGTTGTCATCTGGTGTGTAACGCTGGACCTTCGGTGCGCGGATATCGGCTTCTTCCGCGGCGAGTGGAACTTCGTCGCGGTGTTCTCGATGGTCTGTTTTGCGATCGCCGCGCTTTTGGTCGTCCTCGTCATCGTCCGTGTATACCGCCGCCATAAGCGGCGCAAGGAGGAAAAATGAAAAAAGAAGATTATGCCGCCCTTTATACCCTCCGCAAGGACGGCCGCTATCAGGGCTATTACCGGGACGCGGCAGGGAAGCGCCACGTCATTTGTGACCGGGACCCCGCCGAGCTGTACCGCCGTCTCCTGGAGCGCTCCGGCGCTCCGGTGAAAGAAGATCCTTCCGTCCGGCTCTTTTCCTCCGTCGCCTCTCGCTGGGAGCGCGAGCACCGCGAAGAGATCGAGCCCGCCACATGGAAAAACTATGCTCCGCACTATGATACGATGGTCTCTCTCTATGCCCGTCGGGAGATCGGCGATATCTCCGCCGGGGATATCAATGCCCACCTTCTCCGACTCAGGGCGAAGGGGTATTCCCGCACGGTCGTGAACTCCGTCCGCTCGCTCTATCGCATGATCTTTGACTATGCGATCCGTGACGGCCTCGTCCTGTATAACCCCGTCTCCGCCGTGAAGCTCCCGCGCGGCCTCCCGCACGGAAAGCGTGTTGCCCCGGACGATACCGCAATGAAAACGATCCTCCGCTCCTCCGGCGACGGGTTCGATCTGTTCCCGGCGCTGCTGCTCTGCACCGGCCTCCGCAAGTCGGAGGCGCTGGCGCTGCTCTGGTCGGATGTTGACTTCAAGCGCATGGAGATCTCCGTCACTAAAGCTCTCACATATCCGTCCGGCAGCAAGGCAACGGTAAAGCCGCCGAAAACGGAAGCCGGCATTCGTATTGTGCCGATACCTCTCGCTCTGCTCGACCGGATGAAGGAAGCGAAGCTCGCGTCCCGCTCGCCGCTGCTCTTCCCCGCGCCGCCCAGCAACCGCGGCGGGGAAGGGGGAGGATACATGTCTCTCCGTCAGTACGACGGAGCGTGGCAGCGCTGGTGCGCCTCCGCAGGGCTCGTCAATGGCGAAGGGAAGCCCACGGTCACGGCCCATCAGCTGCGCCACGGAGCGGCTACGCTGATGTTTGAGGCAGACGTTGACGAAAAGACCGCGCAGCAGATCCTCGGCCATTCCCGCGTGGAGATCACACGGGAGATCTACACCGACCTGCGCGACGCAAAACGCAAAAAGAGCATCGCCGCTCTGGACGATGCTCTCAATAAAATGATGGCATAATTGATGGCAAAAACCGAAAGATATTGAAAAATAATGACTTTTAACAGCCTGTAAATCTGCTGGCAATGCCTACGGTGGTTCGAATCCACCCGCCCCCACCAAAACCCGAAAACCATTGATAAATCAACGGTTTTCGGGTTTTTCTATACCCGTTTTCACCTCTTTTTTCTCCGTCTCAAATAGGTAAAAATGGGCACTTTTCGGCACAATTTGATGGCAAATTTGATGGCAAATTCCCGGCCTTTCTCGGCCCTCAAAAAATTTTTAAAAAATTTTTTCAGCGCCCCTCGTACATCCCGAGCTTAATCTGAATCTCCATCTTCCGCTCCATGAGCATTTCATGCTCATATTCCCATACGGCGCGCATCGCCTCGCTCTGCTCCTCGCCGTGCTCCCGGATGAGCCGGACGGCCTGCGCGTGGCACACGCTGCAAGCGTCACAAGGCGCGTTTTCTGCGCTTTGTCCGGCTCCCCTTTCGGGGAGCCTTTTTTCACTTCAAGCTCGGCAGCTTCCCGTACTTGAGGAAGTAATCGATCGGGCTGCCCTCCTCGACGTACACCGTCCGGTTCCCTGCTTTGAGCGCCTTCCTCTTGGCCTGCGTCACGGCTTTCTGAATGTCCGTCCCGCTCGCCGTCTTCGTGAAGTCCGCGATCACGTTCCCGCTCACCTTCGGCGTTTTGGACGTTCCGCCCGCCTTCGCGGAGGATGCTGTGCCGGTCCTCGGGATGATGATCTCCGGCGCTATCGGCGTCGGGGCCTTGAGTGCCGTCCTCTTTCCTCTTCCGCGCCGGCCTCCGGAGCCGCCCGAACCTCCGTTCCACTTCTGATTTCTCGCGCTCTTCGCTGTGTACCCGGCGGCAACATAAAGGGCGTCCTTCTGCTCCGGCGGAATGTCGAGGCTGTTGATGTACTCAACAACTTTTGCCTTCTTCGATCCGGAAATGCTCTTGCCGTTCTCGTCCTTGTCGGCGTGCATCTCCTTTGTGGCAAAGTAGTAGTCGTAGTACGTCTCGTAGGAAACGCCCTTGGCATACGCGGCGCGGGCCTTGTCGTAGACGTCCGCGTTGTAGGTGCGCAGCGCATACTCCGCGCCGAATACCTCGCGGTTTGCTTCGCGGTATACGATGGCGTCCATGCGGCTCTCCGCCTGGTCCTCGGTGATCTCATACTGCTCGGCGTACTCGGCGATGGCCGCGTCGTTGTCGGTCGAGAGCTCCGGGTGCGCCTTGAGATAGTCGTTCACCGCCTCGCGGTACGGCTCGGCCTGCGCGATGATCTCCTTCTGCCGCTCGATGAGCTGCGCCTTCAGCGCCCGGACAATCCGGTTCTTCTCGCCGTCCGAAAGGCTCTTGTCGTTCTGGATCGCGCGGATCTGCTGGTAGTAGTCGTTCACCTCGTCGCCGGCATGAGAAACGTATTTCCGGGTGATGCCAGCTCCGATGTCGCCGTCGTTCGCGTCGTACTTGAGATCGTCCAGAAGATCGTAGTACTCGCCGGTGGTCTTGTTGGTGCTCGTGCTGTCGAGCATGAACGCCGCCTGCGGCGCCGCGAGCAGCCAGTGGCTCGACTTCGTTGCCGGAGTAATCAGTGGGAGCAGAAGGTCTCCTATTACGCCGGTGTACTGGTCGAGAAGGTAGTTGACCTTTTTCGGCGACACCTTGAACAGCTTTCCGATAGCCTTGGAGAGCTCGTCCGTTTTCTCGTCGTACCGGTCCTCCGGTCGGTAGTTTTGCAGACGGTCGGTCTCGATGTTCCCGCCATACCACGTCGTGCCGGGGTTGTCCGGGTTCGTGAGCTTTGCCTGCGTCCACGCGGTAGCAATATTCTGGTTGAAAATGTCCGTGGGAGCAATGTTGCTCTTGATGACCTCGAACACGTCGGAGAACTTCACGTCCTCGCCGTCGATCTTCTCTTTCCCGTATACCGCCGCCGTGCTCAGTACAGCGATAGCGCGCCCCTTTGGTATCTTGATCCAGTACCCGTCGCCGAGCCATTTTCCGGCGTTTATAAGATAATAGTTTGCCTTCGTGTTGGCCGGGATATCGTCCCATTCGTCATCGTCGCGGTACGCCAGCGCGTTGAGCAAGGCCGGGGCGATTCCCATCAATGCCGCTTTCAGAATGAGTGAGCCTGCCGCCTTCACGCTGCGGGTCTCCGTAGCGTTCCGGAGGAACTTATCAAAGCCCTGCACGGACGGGTTTAGGAACGGCACGAGATACCGGTTGAGTGCCTTGGTGACGCTGCCGCCGCGGGCAAAGTTCGTCGTGATGTCCGCCGCGCCGAGCATCGCCTCCATGAGGTCGCTCTGCGTGAATTTTCCGGTTTTCACTCCGTCCACCGTCTTGCTCCCGCCCTTGTTGGCAAGAATGGTCATAAACTCCGCAAGGCGGGGAGCCGCTTCGATGGCCTGTCCAAGGCTCTCATACCATGCCGCAGCTTTGCCCAGCGCGTTCTTCGGCTCCTTCACCATGCCGGTCGTATAGTCCAGCATGGAGGCGTAGGAGCCGCCCAGCGCCTTGTACTGCTGCCAGATCTCGCCGTTCTTTGCGATCTGCGTCCACGCCGACGGGAACATTTTCGCCCATGTTGCCGAGTCCGTGGAATAGAATCCGGCGTCCTGCATGTCTCTTGCAAGGTTGCGCACCATAAAGAACGGATTGTACCCGGTGCATAGCGCCTTGAAGAGGTCGTTCAGCTTCTTCATCGCCTTTGCCGCGCCGTAGCTTGCGAACCTGTCCGGCTCAAAGGCTTTCATGGCCGCTGTCAGCCCCTCGTCCATCGTGACGTCGTAGGCCCTGCCGTTATCCTTCACTGAGAACACATTCTCGAATACCGGCTTGTAGTCCTCGTCGCTCTCGATGGCGGCCTCCGTCGGCGTGTACTCGCTCTCTGCAACGTTCCAGATGTACTTCTCCGCCGCCTTTGTGTTCCCGTCGTACTCGCGCACCAGCGCAAGGCCGAACTGGTTTAGGCCGGCGTTCCGCATCGTGGATACCGTCTTTCGGGAGAGCGCCGTGTGCAGCGGCAAGAGCACGCCGTCGCTGCCGACGGCCCGCCCGATGGCGTTCGATACGACGATTCCGCCGTTCCGCCGGGCGCTTCTGGCTCTCTTGCTGTTCGTACCCTCCTCGCGGAAGGTGGGGATGTAGTGCGGATACCGCTTTTTCAGCGCATTGGCAAACTCCGGCGTAATGAGCCCTGCCTCCACGCGGTAGCGAATGAGATCGTCCGAATACTTATAGACCTCCTTCGCCCATTCCTTGAACTCCGGGTTTTTCGCTTCGAGAAGCTGCGCCGCCGTCTGGGAATCGTCCGCCGTCACGTCGTACCCGAATACCGGCTTCAAGCCCTGCTTTTCCACAATGGCGCGCTGCCGCTCCAGCTCCAGCGCGTAGGCCGCGCCCTCCGCTACGGACGTAAGGCTCGGCGCCTCGCCGTTGTGCGCCGCAAGATAGATCTCGTGCGCCGCCTGACGTACGACCGGCGAATCGCTGTCACTGTTTGCGATCCGGCGCAGCTCTTCATTCGACAGCTCCCGGAGCTCCGGGTATTTCTCCTTTACCCAGCGGAGATTTTCCTTGATCCGCTCCAGCTCGCCGCTGTTGTCGTACTTCATGCGGTCCACGTTGTGCATGTGCAGAAGATAGAGCTGAAAATCGCGGTACTTTGTCTCATTTTTCCGCATCGGGGCAAGGGTATCCGCAAGGCTCGCGCCGATCCTGTGGCCGTCGATGTCGGTACGCGCGCCGCCCTTGGCGATCCAGTTTCCCGCCCGCTGGGAGTACGCCCCGGCGTTGAAGTAGTACCCCTCAAGGCTCTTGCTTCCCGTAGCCTTGGCGATCCGGCGCACCGTGTCCCCGGCATTCACGAACATCCGCATAGCCCCGCTCGTGATCTTCTCGAAGTCCTCGCGGAAGTTCCGCTCAGCCTTCACGACCTCGGACGTTACCTTTTCCGTTGTGGCGTCGATCGTCGTCCCGGCAGCCGTGTTTTCCGTCTCCGCAGCATCGCTGCTTTTCGGTGAGGGCTCCGTGCTGTCAAGCTGTTCGGGATCTCCGAACAGCTCGGCGATCCGCGCGTCCTCGTCCGCGGTTTTCTCGGCCTCGAATTTCTTGGCGCGCTGGTAGTTCTCCTCCGAGAAATCCTTGTTGGCCATCGTGATAACTTCCTCCGCCGCATCTCTCGCCGCCGTCTCCTTCAGCGCCCGGACAAGTGTGTCTGCCTTGTGTCCGTCGTGGAAGATCGTCGCCTCGTAGTAGCCGCCGATCGGCGTCGGCTTCACCTCAACCTTGAAAGTGGATTCCCTCGGCGTCCCCTTGAGGAAACCGGTCATCTGCACCTTCACTTCGGACTTGCCCTTGCCCATAAGCTCCCGGTAGACCTCGCCGGAGCTTTTATTCGGCACGAATCGCTGTCCCGCTCCGAGATTTTCCCGCGCGCGGAGCCGTTCCGCCTCTCTGCGGTCCTGCTCCGCCAACGCCTGCAGCCGCTCCCGCCGCTGTTCTGTCTCGGACTTCGTTCCCGTTTCGTTCCCGGAGCCCTGCTTTGTCTGCTCCCGCAGCGTCAGGTGATTGTCCTCGGCAAACTCCCGCAGAATCACCTCCGTCTGATCGCGGAGTGCGCCAACCATCCGGTCGTATGCCTCCTGCTGATCCCGTCCCGCTCCTTCCAGCCGGGCCTCGTCCCACAGTCGGTCGGCAAGCGTCTGCTTCTCGCTCACGCCCTTCGCCGCGCGATCCACGATGTTCCGCAGCATATCCGGCGCGGAAATGTCCGTCGGGAAAAGCGCCTCGCCGTATTTCTCGGCAAGCTCTATATTCCGCACATCCGGCGGCGTGTCGTTCTGGTTCTTTGAAAGCGTGATGCCGGCTTCGCGCGCCTGTTCGCGCAGCGTCCGGGCCTCGTCCTTCCGGAAGTCTCGCCACGTTTGCTCAGAAACATAGAGCTTCGTGCCGCGAAGATCGCTCCGGATATCCTCATGGGTCTCGTCAATCCACGGACTGTTCTCGGAATTGGATACGACGCTTCCGGCCTGCAGCATCTCGTCCACGATCGTGTCCAGCGCGTCCTCTCGGATCTCGCCCTGCGCCATCATCTCGCCGATGTTCCGGTTGAGCATCTGCTCCACGTCGGCGCGGTTTGCCGTGTCCGTGAAGAACAGCTTCATAATGTCGCGCTTTGTGTTTCCTACGGTACGGCGCTTCCGCTTCCCGTCGCCCAACTCCGCGAGCCGTCTCTCCGCCGCCTGCATCCACTTCATCTCGTCGATATACGGGAAGCTCTGGTCGTCCCGCTGCGTCGCCCTCTGGTATTCCCTCGTCCGCCGGTCATACTCGCGCCGGAGCTCCGCGGCTGTGCGGTTGTTGATCCCGGATACCTCCACACTCGCTTTGCCGGAAGATTTTTCTTGACTATTCCCCTCCGTCTGGCGTATAGTATTCGTAGAAGAAGGTTTTGCGTTGATATCGCTCTTGTACTGTACTTGAGCCATGCCTTGCGCAGGACCTTCTTCTTTGCTGTATACCAGCCGCCCCTCGCTTTTCGCTTTCTCAAGATATGCATCTCCGCGGCTTCTTCCGTAAATGGAGGTAACTATATTTGCTCGTATGAATTCCTGTGAGTGCTGTGCATTCGAGTCCAGTTGCACAATGGCCAGTCCTCGATTGCCTTTGTAGTCCACAAAGTCAAGGAACAGTTCGATTTTCCCGTCCTTTTTCGACTTTATAACCGCATCTGGATTCCCGATATTCTCCATCGCTCTTTTCATGCCCTCGATGCCAAGATTATGGTAGTTGATATTCCCCCCCTGATATCTCCCGTTCTCGCGGCTTTCCATAGCCAGGTAGGCGTCCCGGTAGCTCATGATGACCGGCAAGTTTTTCACCTCTACGCCCGCTTTTTCCATCGCGGTTCGGAAGCTGTCAGTAAACCGGCCAAAATACAGATATCGCCGATCGAGAGGTTCTGCCGAGTCCATGATATCGCGGAGAAGTTCGTCCTGTGTTTTTCCTTCCGGGTTGAACTGCGCCGCATCGTTGGAATCATACGTCATAGATACGCCGTTCTCATCCACAAACACCGTATCCGCGTCGCCCAGCTTGGGCGGCGTATTTTTTCGCTCTTCGGCGCTCATCCGGCGGCGTGCAGTGGTGTCTCTCGCTTCAATCTCTCCGGCGGTGTTCCAGTAGAACTCCTTCACTGCCTCGCCCGCGTCGCCGAGAATGCGGTCGTACCGATTCAGCTTTCCGAACCACTCCTTGCCGTAAAGCTCTCTGTACAGCTCGTCCGAGCGCTTCTCCAGCGCATCCATGCGGCTTTCGTCGTAGAGCATGGAGCCGTCGAGCATCGCTCCCATCTCGCGCTCTGCGCTTCGGTACTCGTTGTAAAGTGCCAGATCCTCGGTACTCAATCCGTTGAGAAGCCTCGCTCGGTTGTCGCGGTACTTTTCCGCCGCTCTGTCGTAGTTTTCCCCGCGGTTCCAGTAGCCGGGGCTCGTCCCGCCCTCGAAGCCCTCCGCCGCCTGCACCCGGTGCTGCACCTCGTGCATGAGCGCGTCGAGCGCCTCGTTCGCGTCGTATTTGAGCTTTGTGTCGAGCGTGATGGTGTTCGTCTCGCGGTTGTAGCTTCCCGCCTTCCCGCTCGGCATATCGGCAAATTTCACCTTGGTTTCCGCGATCTCCGGGTATGCCTCAAAAAGGGCGTTGTGCTGCAGGATGTCCCGCAGCGTCGCGTTCCCCTCGTCGATGCGGCGCGCCAGCTCTTTTTTCGTGCTGCCGTTCTTTTTGTCCAGCCCCAGCAGCTCGGCGTGTTCCGCCTCGGTGAGATCGCCCGTGAGCATGCGGTTCATCAGCTGCGTATAACGTGCGTAGTCCGCATTGTCGGCGCTGTACTGTGCCTCGCCGGTCCGGCTGAATGTCGCGCCGGAATCATCAATCTCAAACCGCCACTGGCCGTCCATGCCGCGATACCAGCCCGTTTCCTGCCGGATGGTCTCATTGTCCGTCCCGCTCTTTTCCAGCGCCTCCGCGCGGCGCAGGGCGGCGCTGTCGGCGGTTCTGGCGCCGATGCCCGCCGCCGTAGCTTTGCCCGGCGGTCCCGTCGTCTCCTGCCGCGCCTCTGCCCTCCGGGCCGGGGCGTTTCTTTCTGTCTCGGCTCGCACGGCCTCCTGCACCGGCGCGTCGCCGGAGAACCAGTTCAGCCCCGCGTAAGCGTCCGCCGCGATCTCCTCGGTGAGCAGCCGCTCGATCTCGTCCTCGCTCATGTTCTCAAAATCGTAGATGCTCGCGTAGGCGTCGCGGTAGCTCTCATACATCGCGTCGTATTCCTCGGCGGTCATGCTCTCGCGGATCACCTCGTCCGACGCCTGCAAAACCTCCTCAGAGATGTAGTTGTGGAACAGCTCGTGCCGCACCAGCGCCTCCGGGCTGATGGCGTTGCCGCGGCTGTCCACGGCGTCCACGCGGAAGAACACCTTCCCGCTCTCGGTATAGGCGTTCGCGTAGCCGTTGTTTACCTGAATGGCTCCGCGCACCGCGACCGGTTCGATATTGTTCGCCGCGAGAAGATTATACGCTCTCGCCGCGTCCCCGCCGAGCTTCTGCGCGTCCACGACGGTCACGGCCTCCGTGCCGCCGTTTCGGATTCCGAGCTGCGCCGGGGTTACTTTCCGTAGATCCGCCTGCGCGTCCGCTCCCACGCCTCCCGGAATTTCCGCTCGGCCTCCGGCGAGAGCTTGCGCTCCTCCTTCTGCGGCAGCTTGTCCGCCGGTACGGAGATCATAAGACCCGTTTTCTCGTCCCTGATAAGCACTCTGTTCATTGTTCATTTCCTCCTGAATGTTGATCGCCGCCGTAGGCGTCGTGCTGATTCCTTCGTTCTGCGCCCTCTGCGCGCCCACAGGCGCGTTTTGCGTCCCGGCAATATAAGTACCTTCCTGCGCGCCGGAACGTCCGCTTGCTCCCATCTGCTGCGTCAGATACTCCGCCGCGCGCTTCATATCTTCCTTCGTGCCGATCTTCCGCCGGAGATCGTCGGCGTTCTCCGCGTCGGTCAGCTCGGCCAGCGCGTATATAACGCCGGGGTTTTCCGTCTGCGCGTCCTGCATCATCTGCACAACGTTCTTCGGCGTGGTGTCCAGCCGCTCGGCTGTCTGGTTGATGTTCGCGCGGTTCGTGCTGTACTGCACGCTGCTCGACCCCAGTGTTGCCAGCGCGCCGCCGAGGAACGAAAGCCCCTCCTGTCCGAGAACGGCAAGCACGGTCGCAAGCTCCGCGTGCTTCTTCTGCCAATCCGTGCCGCTGGTCCGGTAGTATTCGAGCATCTTCGGGATCCCGCTCTCTTCCGTGCCGAACGCCGCGTCGATCGCAAGGTTTACCACGCCGTTCGCCGCGTCCGACATGACCTCCTCCATGCCCTCAGGGATCATCGTGAGCGCCATGCTCTTCACGAAGCTCAGCGGGTTTGCCTTGATCTTTCGGATGACCCATTCGCCGCCGACCGCTTCTGAGGCGTACTCGATCGCGCCGCGCGTCAGACCGAGCGCCAGCGCTCCGGCGTTGGAGTATCCCTTTTCCTTGCTCTCGGCGATGGACAGGGAAGCCACCTCCGAGCTCATCAGCGCCGAGCCGAGAATGTTCGTCGCCTTCATCAGCGTGTCGCCGGTAAGCCCCACGGCCTCGCCGATTCCCTTGGCGACAAGCGCGTTCATCGCGCTGTCCGCGGCGCTCATCGCCGTGTTGTATACGAAGCTCCCGACCTTGCCGCCCATCCCCGGATTCGTTTCCTCGATGTGCTGCGAGGTGTCGGCGCGGAGATCCTGCGTGATGTTGCTCGCCTGCCGCCACTTGGAATAGGGGTTGATCTCTTGCCCCTTCGCCGTGCGCACCGCATCATCCGCCATGGCGATCATGCTTGTGATCGTCCGGGTAGGCTGCGCCGCAACGGTCATGGCGCTTGCCAGCGTCCGCGTCGCCGCGTTCTTTCCGAGCGCCTCCGTCGTCGCCCGGTTCGTGCCGGTGTACCACTGCTTATCCAGCTCCGGCTCAAGATCACTCAGATAGGCATTCGCCGCTTTTTTCCCCTGCGTAGCGTATAGGTAGTTGTATACGCCGATCTCATCATCGGTCATGAAGGCGTATTTCCCGTAGTCCTGCCCGCGTCCCTGCGCCTGCTGCACGTCGGACTGCGCGCGGAAGTTCCCGATGTTGTTGATGTAATCATACCGGGCGTCGCCGAAGAGCTTCCTCTTGCTCTCGCCGCTCTTGGAAAGCTCGGTATAGTCGCTCGCTTTGAGAATACCGGCATACTTTCCGGAGCCGGCCGAGCTCGCCCGGTCATCCGCCTTTCCGTACACGCTGTTGAAAACGACGCTCGTGCCCTTCGCCGCGTTTCCGCTCTTCTTTGCGTTTTCCGCCGCCTGCGCATAGAGACTCTGCGTCCCGCTCTGTTTTGCCTGCGCCGCAGCGTCCGCATAGGGCGTCTGCATGGTGCTCTGTCCCTGCGAGGCTTTCAGCGCCTCGGTGTACAGATTCAGCGGGTTGGTGCGTACCGGTTTTCCCGCCTTTGCGAAGTACGCGTCCATATTGCTTGCCGGCTTCTCTCCGGATGCCGATACAGAGGAAGTCGTTTGACTTCCTCTGTTTGCCTTTGCGAAATATTCGTCGAGTCTGCTCATTTTTTCTTCCCTCCGGGCCAAGTCTTATACCCCGCGCTCGTCGGCGTTTTGTTATACGCTTTGGCGGTTGCCGCGTAGTCGGTGTAGTGGATCGCGTCCCGGAACTGTTCTTCGGTGATATCCCCGGCTTTGTACCGCGCCGCCAGATCGTTCCAGATCGCCACCCGGTCTTTCCCGTCGTTCAGATCTCCGAGGATCGCATCCTGCAATCCTTCCGTAGAAACCGTAACACTCCCGCCGCCGCTGTAAGAGCTGTACACCGGCTCCGGCGTCTTGACATACCCCAGCGTCCGCGCAAGCTCCGGATTCGCCGCGATCCACGCCTTCTGCATCTGGTCGATCTCGCTCTGCGTGTAGCCGAGCCCGAGATACCCGGAGAAGTCGCCGTACTGCGCCATGTTCTGCGCCTTCTGCGCGGCGTCCTGCTGCTGCTGAAGAATGAGATTCATCATGTTCGCGTAGAGATTCTGCTGCGCCTGCGCGTTCGCCTGATCCCGCGCGGCGTTCGCCTGATACTCTGCGTCCGCGCCCTGCTGCCGCAGCTGCATAATGGCGGCGATACGCGCGGCCTCGTTCTCGTTCAGCCGCTCGCCGTAGGCCGTATCCAGTCCCAGCCGGGCCGATTCGCTCATGCCGCCGCTGTAGCCTCTCGCGGCCATCTCCTGCGGCAGCACGCGCAGTGATTCCATGTAATCCCGGTAGAGCTGCTTGTTGAGACTGCCGTACTGGTCTCCGAGCTCGCCGACGCCCTTCTCCGCCTGCGCGAGAGCCCGCTCGGCGGCGGCCTTCGCCGCGTCGTTGTTGGCCTTCACCGCGTCGTCGTACATCTTCTGGTACTGGTCGCGCAGCTCGTCCAGATACGTCCGCTGCGGCTCGCCCGGCGTCTCCTCCGGCGTTCCTTCCGTCGTGCCCTTCTGCGCGTCGCCGTTGGGGTCGATGTACGTCACCTTGCCGCCGCCGGACGTACCCGGCTGCGTCGTGGTCGGCTGCTGCGCTCCGTCCGGCTTCGGCAGGCGTCCCGCTCCGGCCATAGCGCCATATAGCCCCCCGGCTGCCGCAGCCGCAGCCGCTTTTTTCTGCTCCATGTTCTTCGCTACCGTCTCAATGGTGTCCTGTGAAAAATTGCCCACGGGCGGCTCCGAGCCCGGCAGCAGAAGGCCGAAGCTGTCTCGGTAATACCCCGGCGGAGTGTTCGTGCCGTTTTTGATCGCCTCCGCATACAGATTCCCGCTCTGGTTGTTATTCGACCGCGGGCTCGAATAATCCGTTTTGCTGATCCCTACGCCTTTTCCGGTAGCGGCATCGGTGAAGCGATTTTCATACCGGTTGTTGGCCTGCTTGTTCACCCAATCCCAAAAGTTAGCCATCCTTCTTCTTTCCTCCCTGATACCGAACGCACTTCGGGTTGCGGCACTCCCATTCCGCCGCGTTCTTTTTCGTCATCTCAATGCCGCATTTCGGACACTTCATGCCGTCGGCGCACCTCCCAGCAGCGGCAGCGTCTGCGCCCCCGGTATCGCTCCGCCGGCGGCCGCCTCGCCGAGCGCTCCCGCTCCGCCGCCTCCGGCGGATTCCGGCATAGCCGGTACGGCGAACCTCTGCTGCCATTCGTTGATGATCTCCTGCTTGCCCGGCAGATCGATGAGCTCAAGCTGCGCGGCAAACAGCTTCCAGTTTTCCGCCGTGATCTGGCTCTGCGTGAGCGTCTGCAGCGCCTGCAGCGTCTGCGCTTTGCCGTGGGCGATGCTGTCGCCCGCCGTGATCGTCACGTCCACGCGCGGGAAGTACTGCCACTCATCGCGCACAACGTTTCCGGCGGCGTCCAGCACCTTCGGCATGACCGCCGTGAAGCTGTCGGCGTTGAACGCCATTGCCTGCGGCGCGCGGTCCTTCATCTCGTCCGCGCCGATGAACAGCATCCTGTCGTCGTCGAAGAACTCGAGCGCCAGCCAGTCGAGCAGCTCATACAGCCGCTCGAATCCGGCGTCGCGGTCCGCGCCCTTGATGTCCGCCTGGCTCTGCGCGTCCTGCCGCATCATCGCAAGGCCGGTCGCCGTCGTGACCTTGGTCGTTTCTCTGCCCTGATTGATGTCGTAGTTTCGGCTGGCGCGCTCGATCTGGTTTTTGAAGAACTCCACGCCCATCGCGCCGTTCGCTATGCTCTGCAGTCCGCCGAGCCGCTGCACGCCGCCCATGCGGTTCTGCTTGAGATGAATCACCGCGCCCGGCTCGTTGGTAAACTCCTCGCCGTCGGCAAGCGCGCTGTCCTCCACAAGAATGATGTCGTTTGCGAGGAACGTGTCGTTCAGAATGCTCATGGCGAGCTTCCGGTCGGCCGCGTCCACAAGCTCGAGTATCGGCATGAGCTCGCTTTTGTTCCAGAAGCGGTTCTCGTCCTGAATGCGCCAGTAATGCACGAACGGGAAGAGACTGTTCTGCTTGCATGTGCGCTTCCAGTAGTTCGGGATGTACCGCAGCTCGCGCCCTCCCGCGAGGATCGAGCACGCCACCGCTCCGGCGGGCACTCTCTCGCCGTCCTCCTCCGTGTCGCACGGCTGCCGGAACCAGTGCTCGAGCACCTGCACCGTGTCGTCCAGATCGTTGATGGCCGTCGTGAGATCGAATACGCCGGTGCGGGAAACGTAGTCCTCCGTGAGAATGTCGTCCGCCGTCAGTCCCAGCTCCTCCAGCTCGCGGCGGAACACCTGGCAGAACTTCACCTTGTGCATCGTGTAGACGTAGTCCACATACTGCCCGTCCTGCAATCCGCCGTCGCGGATGGCAGGGTCGGGGAAGATCGCCTCCGTGGGGATATCCCGGATGCGGATATCCCCTTCGTTCACGCCGCAGCGCATGTCCCGGTCCCAGTACGCCTTCCAGAACGCATCGCCGAGCTTCAAAAGCCGGCGCTCGTTGCGCGTGTTCATGTCGGAAAGGCGGTTGTTCTCGATGATGTAGCGCACGGCAAACTCGCGCTGCTTCGCCTTCTTGCTGTCGAGATCGTCGTCGCGCCCGCGAAACTCCGGCTCCGGCACGTTCGGGTTGATCTGTGTCTCCACGAGGATGTACGGATCCGGCATGTTCGCCGGGATCCACGGAACATCGTTCGCCCGGCAGTACTCGACCATCTCCTTCGTCGCGTCGTGGATGCCGTTGTAGTAGTCGTTGCACTTCTCCCACTCGATCTCCACGGCGGTGCGGGCGTTCTTCGCCCGGCGGAACAGCGCGTCCGCCGTCTCCTCGCGCATCTCGCGGCTGGAGTAATCGTACCCGACGATCACCCGCTCGCTGCTCTGTTTCTTCTTTCGCATGTTATACCCCCAATATTCGGTTCACTTCGCTCTGCACGAGATCGTAAAACCACGCGCCGAGCTTCTGCTTTCGCTCCTCGCCGTTGCCCCACTTTCCGTCGAGCACCTCCTGCGCCATCGCCGCGATATTCACGCACTTCCGGCTCCCTCCCTGAGGGAGCTGGCTCGCCGGAGGCGAGACTGAGGGAGTGTCGTCAAAATAACCGATCGGCACATACATCACGTCGAGGTCAAGCGGCTCCCCGCGGTACTGGTGAAAGACGCATTTCCCGGAAAGATCGGGATAATGCTCCCCGTCGTTCCAGCCCCACGCGGCGATCCATTTGTCATACCCCGTGTCCCCGATTCGGTTTTCAAACCAGTCGAGATTCGCGTACACGCCGGTTTTGTTCCCCGCGTCTTCCATAGCCGCGCAGAACGCTTTGCACATCGCGGTGATCGTCTCGTTAGACGGAAAGCCGTTATATGCCTTGTACCCGTCCGCGTCCTCCATATCGAACCACACACCGAGCCGAGGCTTCCGGCCATTGAGGAAGCGCAGACACCGCTCCGCCTCCAATTTGGCCGTATGACCATTCAGCGCATAGCTGTACCAAAAGATGCCCCACGGGATACCGAGCGCGTCGCATTTGGCAATGTTGCGCTCCGCCCATTTGTCGACATTTCGGATGCCGTAGCCGCCGCGGATGATGACAAAGCCATCCTTGTACGGCGTGAAATCGAAATCGCCCTGATGCTCGGAAACGTCAATACCGTTCATTTCCATGTCCCTCCTTATGGATTGGCCTTGACAAGGGCTTCTTTTGCCGTTCCGTTGACATTCAGCAGAACGCGCGTCACTTGTTTCGCCGCGCCGTTCACGTTCAAATACAGCACATCGCCTACCAGCG